GCACATGCTTGATCGTCCGCTCGATGATGCCGATCACAAAGTCCGCGTCATTGGTGCGGATGTCCCAGCTGCCGCTCTTTATATCGTCCCTGAAGCGCTGGCAGGCCTGTACCCGCTCCCGGTTGGCGATGATGGTGCCTTCGATGATCCCGTTCACATAAGCCAGGACCTCCCCGGCGTATTTCCCCTTGATCACCTTAAGCCAGTCCCTTGAGCGCCTCGGCCAGACGGCTCTTCTTCTCCTTGGCGAAAGCGTTCTCGTTGACCTTCATCAGGCCTTGGGGCGTTAAGCCCAGCATAGCCTCCAGCCCTGTCAGATCCTTGCGCAGGGATTCCAGCGCCACCACCACAGGGTTGCGCTTGCTGGGTTCGCCCTCCCGGGTCAGCACATGAGCGCGGTGCCTTTCCCGCTTCCAGCGCCGGGTGAGGATCTCATACTGTTCCCGCATGTCGGCGTATCGATTGATGGCCGGCTCGAACTCTTTCTTGTATACCTCCAGGGCGCGCATCCTCTGGACCGCGTCCCGGAAAAAATCCTCCTGCTTGGGCACCGGCGGCCGCCCGATCTTCTTCCCGGACTCTGCCGGCGCCGGGTCCGTTTTTTTGACTTCATCAGATTCCGGCAAAAATGCAACCAGCCGGGCAGGGCTATCCGGCAGCTTCCCGCTGTCCTTCTTCGCCACCCTCAGCCCTCCTTCCGCCCGACATCCGCCTGGCCCTTCATCCCTTGTTTTTGTTTTCGATTTTCATGCCCCACCCCTCCGGAGAGGGAAGAACCTTCCCCCCCAGGTTGTCCACCCCCTTAAATGTTGAGCGCGGACCGGGGGGGATCATCTCCAATTCACAGCTCCAGCAATGCTCTCACAATCTGCTTCCGCCCTTCTCCGGGTGCGCCTTGCTGTGGCAGGCCTCGCACAGCGCACGGCCGTTGCTCAGCTGATACTGCAGTTCCGGGTAGTCCTTCCGGTCTTTGATGTGGTGCGCCACCTTGGCAGGCGTCCGCTTGCCGTATCGCGCGCATTCCTGGCACAGATATCCTGCCTGCCTCAGCACCTTGGCGCGCCAGTTCCTGTGGCGCCTCGCGGTATAGTGATAATCGTTCGGCATGGTTTCTCCTTCTGCGTTGCGCCCCGGGCCCCGCCCCTGCCCATATCTCATGGGACGCTTTCCCTGCACCGGCTGGGAGAGTTGCCGGCCAATCCCGTGTTCCCAACAGAAAAAGGCCGGACACGGCAAGTGTCTGACCTTTGACAGCCTAACCTTACCATGTGGAAATATCGGTGTAAAGTATGTTAATTTTCAAATCTCAAACCTCTTGATCTTCTTCACCCGCTCATCCAGGTCGATGCCGATATAGCGCTTGGTCACGTCCACGTTGGAATGATTGAACCAGATCATCAGGAAAGCGATATCCCCGGTCTGCTTGTAATAGTGATAGCCGAAGGTCTTCCGCAGGCTGTGGCAGCCCACCGGGTAATCCAGCCTGGCCAGCCTGGCCATCAGCTGGATATCGTTGTAGGCGGTCTTGCGTCCAATAGGCCTGGGCTGTCCGTCCGGATCCCGCTGCCTGCTGGGAAACAGAAAGGCGTCCTCCGGCATCCCCTTCAGCCGTTCCCGGAAGATCCGCTTCAGCTTGTCCGCGATGGGCAGCTGGTTTATCTTTCCCGTCTTCTGCTCCCGCAGCGTCAGCACATCCCGGCCCAGCACGTCAAAAACCCGCAGCCTGGTATTGTCGCTGACCCGCAGCCCCAGGTAGATGCCTGTTTCAAACAGCAGGAACATCCGCCTTCCGCGTTCATCATCCAGCTGGGCCAGCCTGTCCTCAATCCGGTGGACAGCGTCCGGGTCCCGGATCGGCTGCACTGTGTTCATTCAACCCCTCGACTTTCCTTCAATACAAATTCTGGGTAACTCGCGCCCCAGCGCCCCGCCTTGATTCATCTGGCTTTTCCAGCCCTCCTTGATTCACTTTCCACCACCCGGAATTAAAGGAAAGTCACCGCCCAAAAAGAAGAGCATCCCGCCCTTCCTTCATCATATATATCTGTCAGTCCTCCTCCAGGATCCCGGCCGCCACGCTGTCATCCTGCTGGTGCATCACCAGGTCATAAAGCTCCTGACGCCTGGCGGAGTCCGGTTGACCCTGCTCCTGTTCTGGCAATGCCGGATAACGCATCCAGAACGGATATGCCTTGGGCGTGCAGTAGCTCCATTTGGCCACCGTTACAAAGGAGTCATGGCCTGACCCTTTAACCGCCAACACCATGCCGGTATGTGACGCATCATCAGGCCCAGGTCTCCGTTCAGCCGTGCACACCCACCCGTTTTCTGGTTCCCGTCTCATTTCAAAACCTCCGCGCCCATATCCCCCGCCATCCTGTCCCGCAGCATCAGCAGCTCTTCAAGCTCGCACTCCAGCGCGTCTATTTCTTCCACCAGCGCTATGATCCGGTCATCGATGTTTTGCCGGGCCGTTCTCTGGAAGGCCAGGCCGCCGCGGGCCGCAAAGGGCTTCGCCCGGCACAGCTTGCACACCTGGTCCCCCTCCGGCATTTCTCCGCCGCAGACCACGCATTGATTGGCCATCATGGCTCATTACCCCTCTCCGTCAGGCTGATCAGCCCCTTGCCGGCGGCCAGCAGCGCCAGATAGGTCACATAGCGGTCCCGGTAGCGGTAGATGGTCTGCCGGTCGTAGTGCATCCGGTCCGCCACCTCCAGCATCGTCCGCTTCGTCCCGTAGTACAGCGCCGCCATCCGGCCCTCAGGCCCTCCGTCAAAGTGCTCCCGGGTCCGGTCCATGCACGCCAGCCAGCACAGCTGCCGGCAGTAGCTGCCGCCCGTTTCAGACAGCAGCAGGGCCGCCCGCCCCGTCCTGTCTCCCGGGCTCCCGCCGCCTGCAACGCTGGCCATCCCGCAGGGCGTCACCTGGTCAATGGCGTCCTCGGCCGCCGCCCGCACCGCTGCCTCGGTCTTCCTGCGGTGGTGCAGCTGCCACTCACAGGCCCGGTAGATGTGTTTGGGTATCGTCGCCACCGCTCACCCCATCTCCGCCATCGCGGCTTTGTCGTGCAGCATTTGCCTGGCTTCGCCCAGATCCAGGCCGTACCTGGCCATGACGCCAAAGGCCTCCGCGTCCTCGCCCAGGTCCAGGCCCATCAGGCCGCTTTTGCGCAGCAGCGCCCGCTCCCAGGCCTTCACGCTTTGGGCGTTGTCCGCCGCCTCCGTCACCACCGCCGGGTGCATCCCGGCGCGCATCAGGGCGCACAGCAGGCCGTGCAGGTCTTTAGTGCTGCCGGCCAGCCGCTTTCGCGCCAGCGCGTGGTCGATGATCCGCTGGGCGATGGCCGCCCGGCTCCTGTCCCCGCTGCGCCAGCCCTCGTCGCATTCGGCCTCCGGGTCCCGGGGATCAAACCATCCCGCGCGCGCCCCCGCCCGGCAGGCAGCAGTAGTCCCCTGGCTGTGTGTGTCCAGGATACGCAGGACCGGGGTTCCGTCCGGATCCCTGTCCCCGTCTAAGTCTGGTATAAGGCCCCCTATGTTGCCCCCCATGTTACCCCCTGGGTTACCCCCCATGTTGCCCCCCATGTTGCCCCCCATGTTGCCCCCCATGTTGCCCCCGATTTCAGGGGCAAAAACATCATCAGGCATATCCGGCGGGAACGCCTGCGCCTCATCCGGCGGGTGCGGCTGGGGCGCTTCGTCATATGCGTCCGGCCTCAGGGCCAGGTAGCGCATCCGGTAGGCCGGCGCCCGGCTGTTGCGCAGCCCCTTGCGGTAGTCCACCAGTCCCCGCTGCGCTAGGCGGTTCCTGGCCTCGATCAGCGCATTCTCTCCGTATGGCACGAAGGATAACAAGGTCCTATTCGCAACCTCGATGAACCCGTCCGGCCAGCGGTTGCCTTGCGCCCGCGCATTGAACACAGTCAATAGCGCGTAGTACAACAGCCTTTCCTGGCCCGTGATGTTCTCATCTGAAGCCCGGCGAATGAACGCCTCGCATTCCCGAATGTAGCTGACAATGGCCATGTTTGCTCTCCTCAATCATGGTTTGTTGAAGGGGTTCAGGCGCTGATCTTCATCGCCCTGCTGCGGGGCACCTTGCCCAGCATGTGATCCTTGAGCACCTGGGCGTCCACCAGGCCCCGGGCGCGGGCGTCCTCCCAGGCGTGGCGCAGGGCATGGCGCAGGCTGGCCTCGTAGTTCATCGCCCGGCAGTTCTCCGCGTCCTCCCGGGCGCCTGTCCGCTTCACCCGCATCCGGCAGACGGCCAGGTAGGGCAGCGGCATGATGCTGTTGGGTATGTCCGGGTTCATGATCGCGTGCTGGTTGGGGTAGCGCAGCACCCGGTGGATCTCCACCTTCTGGAAGGGGCTTCCGTTCGCCCCGTCCTCCGCGATCAGCGCGTAGTATTCATCCCGGTGGTCCGGGTCATGGACGATCACAGGGTCTCCCCGTCTGTACATGTCGTTTCCTCCTTCTTCCCGCAGTAGTGTTGTTGATAGCCGGCGCCCTGCCGCGCGTCCCAGACGCAGGGCGATCCCCTCACCTGCCCGCCCTCCCGGGTGATCAGCTCCAGGCTGCCTTCTTCGTTCTTCAGGTAGGGGATGGGGCACAGCTCCACCGGCACCCAGCGCCCCTTCCCCGCCCTGACGCGCCCCATCGGGCGCCTGCACTTGCCGCAAAACAGCACGCGTCCACCTCCTTACACTGCCTCCCCGTACCAAGGAATAAAGCGGGCGGGGTGAGTTGCACACCCCAGCGCAGGGAAGGAAGGCAAACCCCGCGCTTCAGCCTCTTGCCCGCATGGTTTACCTTGCGGTTTTCTTGCCCCCGATGTGGCAGGCCGCCAGCTCGCTAAGCTCGGCGATCAGCCCGCCGAGGTCCTCCAGGCGCACCTCCGAAAAAGTGGCGCTCTTGTGGGCGCTGCGCATCTTCAGCCGCAGGTGGCTTTCCGTCAGCTGGTAGCTGGCCACCGCGCCCTCCAGGCTCACCCGCCGTTCCCGGACTTCCACCAGCGCCCGCTCCGCCGCCTGGACGGCGGGATCCCTGTCCCCCTCCTTTTGTTCGTCAGTGATCAGCTGGGATGCCATTGGGGTGACAGGTTCTGCCACCGCCTCCCCATCGCTTCCCCATCGCTTTTCCACGGTTCCCCCTTGCCGATTTGGGATCGGCACCCGCTCCGGCAGGTCCTGAAGCATCGGGTGCGGCTCCGGCGCGCTTTCCGTCCTGGGCGCGCAGCGCGCTGCCAGGCCCTGCTGCCGCTTGCTGTAGTAGCGCTTGGTGCCGTACCAGCTCTGGGCGTCCTTATAGCCCAGCTTCTGGGCGACCTTCACGCCGCTCATGCCCGCCGCCTCCAGGCGCATCCCTTCCTCATAGCGGCCTAAGCCTGTGCTGATGGCCATATATTGCCCTCCCCGCATAAATCCAGCGGCAGTGGCGCCGGCTCATCCGCACAGATGGCGGTCCACAGCAGCGCCTCAATCGCCTCCGGCGTCAGCCCCGTGGCCTCATAGCGCGCCAGCAGCTTAAGCCTCTCGTCCAGCTTCGCCAGGTCTTTCAGTTTCATGATTGCATCAGCTCTCCTTTTTGATTGCCGGGCGGTCGCGCTCCCGCCCGGCGGCACAGCCTTTTAAATTGTGTCAGGGAGGTGTTCACCTCTTCTTTCTTCCCGGCGCGGCGCGGCGCCGGTTATTTATGTCAAGGCCCTGGGGCCCTGATCGCTGGAATGCCGGTCTTTCCCGGCTGTCAACGTGATTCGTGGCGTGCGTCTCGCCCCCTGCTGGATAAGCAGCCGCAGGTCGCCCCCGTTTTCGCATTTCCCGACAATTCCGGTACTTTGGCCTCCCCGCTACGTTGGGAAGGATGGTAAACGGCTACCGCTGGCGTCACAGGGCGGAGTTGAACCGCCCGGCCTGCTGCACACCCCAATCCATGAGTTTTTCCTTTCTCATGATGTTGATTCAGGCCGCGCCCGCTGTGACACGCGCTCTATTGCTTCAGATACCTGTTGATGAAATACTGCTGACCCCGCCCCGTCACCTTGGGCGTCCGGGTCAGGCGCACGCTGCCGTCCGGGTTGTGGATGGCCCGCTCCTTGATCTCCAGCCAGCCGTTTTCCATGCTGTACTGGCTGGGCATGTTGCGGCTCTCGCCGTATTTGAGCAGGTAGCCGTCCCGCCTCAGCCACTCAAAAAGCCGGTTCTGGCCCACTTCCACGCCGTTCTGCTTCATCAGCTTCGCCAGCTCCCCGATCAGGATGCTCTGGTGGCTGGCCGCCACCGAGTCCGCGAACAGCACCTTGGGCGCGTCCTGGGCGGCCTGGGCTTCCAGCAGCCGCCTCTGGCTGCGCTCCAGCTGATAGGCCTGCAGCATCTGGATGGCCGCCGCCGGGTCCCCCAGCATCCGCTCCACCGCCGCCTCTGTGCCGTAAAAGCCCTGCTGCCGGATGGCGGGAAGCACCTCATGGGTGATCCAGCGCTTGAAGGCTTTCGCCTCCGGCTTTGAGGAGCACAGCGCCAGGTGGTAAAGCCCCGGCTCGCTCACGCCGTTCACCTCCAGCGTCTTCCCCGGGCTCTGGGGGTGGGTTACTTTTAGTAAGCCCCTTTCGTCCGGATCCAAGCGGTCCATGGCGCGGCTCACCTGCTCCAGCCCCAGCGCACGGCACACGTCCGCCGCCACAAACCAGGGCGCTCCGCCCTGCAGCACCGTGCGGATTTGGCCAAAGTCCTGGTGCCTGAATACGGTTATCTCGCTCATGGTCTGCCTCCTTTGCCTGAGCTGTGGTACAATCGCAGCGAGGTGAATCAGATGAATCTTCCGCTCTGGCTTGAAATCACTGTGGCCATTGTGGCCGTGCTGGGTTTTTTGATGTCCCTGATCCTGGCCATTAAGGAAGTTGTTGCGTCAAGAATCCGTTTTTCATTGACTGATGGGGAGTACTACCTGTATTCCATGCCTGATGGCGCCTGGCTCACCCTCCGCCTGACGGTCAGCAACCTGTCCTCGCGCTCTGTCAGCCTGTGCGCGTTTCAGTTGGAGGACGATGATGGCAACCTGCATTCCTGCTCTCTGAACCCCCAGCAAATCCTGGGCATAGGCACTACCGAGAAACACGCTGGCGCGCAGCTGCGCTCAGACGCCTTGCCCGTATATCTGGCTGGCCGCCAAGGCTGTAGGCTGTACCTATCCTTTTCTCTCCCGCCCACAGCGTTTCAGTCTTTAGGCCTGCCAGAACCGCTGCCTTTTCCTGAGGCCATAAGAGAGAACCTTCCACAAAATGGATTGCACGATAAGGCTGACTTTCACATTTGGGTGAGGACAGAGAAGGCTCAGGTGAAGCTAAGGATTTCCTGCGGCCGAAAATCCATGAAAAACCTTTATGAGTTCGTGCGCGCCATGAGGCTTTACGGTCACTGAGCTTGCTCTCCAGCGCTTTCACCCGTTCTTCCAGGCTAAGGATGCGCCGCTCAGCTTCCATTGCTTCATCAGCCAGCAAGAGATTACGGATGCTATAGGCTTCCTGCACAGTTGCCTGCCATTGCCTCCTGTATGATCTGCCGGCGCGTTTTAGCATGAGCTGCCTTCCTCCGCGTTCATCCGGTCCGCGATCGCCCGGGCGGCTTCCCGGTCTGCCATGAACTCCGTGGCATACTCCCGGTTTCCGCTGTGATCCACGGCGTTCACATCCAGCAGCCGGTACACCGCGTACATCTTGGTGTCGCCGATCAGGTTGCTGCTTACCTTCCATTTGCTTTCCATGGGCGGTCTCCTTTCAGCGTGTGTTACAATCCCTTGGAAGGGAGGTGAATACAGTGACAGAATCTTCCGGGTTTCCTCAGAATGAGGCGGAGGCCTTGGCCATGTTCTATGTGCAGAATGTGGTTTTCCAGAAACAGCCAGCCGCGACATGGACGCCTGAAGCCCTGATGAAGGCGTACCGAGAGGCTTACCTGCAGTTCAACGCAGCCAATAAGCAGCTCAAACAGTTTGGTCAGTAGCCTGCCAGATAACCGATGTTGATGATCTGCACGATCATCTCTGCATTCAGCCTGTATTGCTCTTGCACAGCAATATCGGCTGTTTTCATGTCAACCCGGCTGTTCTGCTCAATCAGGCCTTTGCACAGTCTGGTTATCATTTCCTTAGGGAGCACCAGAATTGTCATAATGCTCATCACGGTTTCCGCATTTTTCCTATACTGCCGCATCTGATCCCCTGTGGCGCGGTTCATATCAATCTGGTCATTGGCCATAATCAGGCCGTCTGCGTATTGGCTCAGTTCTTTCTTAAATATTGATGCGTTCCTCCATGCTCTTCTCCTATCCGTCAATCGTGTTCTGGTTCAAAAACTTGTACAGCTCCGCCCGGTGCACCCGCAGCAGGCGCTTCTTGGCGCCCGGCGGCGACAGGTCCACCTTGGGCAGGCGCTCAATCAGGCGCATCGCCGTGGCGCGGCTGCAGTTCAGCAGCTGCTGGATATCCTTCGCGGACACCATCATCGGCAGATCCGCTAACATGTTCCGGGGCAGTTGATAGTCCATCCTCACGCCTCCTTGTCCGCTCTGCCTTCCGCCTGCAGCCTGATCTCCTGGATCAGCTGTTCCAGCTCGCCCAGCGACTCCGCCATCTCAGCCAGCTCCGCCCGCTCCTGCTCGCACACCTTGCCGTCCTTGGCGATGGCCAGCAGCTTGCGGCTGGTCTCCTGCAATGTGCCGTCCTGGTCCATCACCGCCATGCGCACCGCCAGGCGCTCAATGCTGCCCGCGTCCGTGCACACCGGGCGGTCGGCGCCAATGGGGCAGCTTTCCGCGCAGTACAGCGCCTTCAGCTCCGGCGCCCGGTACAGGTCCGCCATCATCACCACGCTGTCCACCGGCACCACCTTGGTGATGCCCAGCTCGTAGTTGGCCAGGGTGCTCACACTCACACCCAGCAGCTCCGCCGCGCCCTCGCGGCTGTTCAGCTTGTCGTTGCGCTTGGCCGCCTCTTTCCTGCAGCGGAAGTAGATGTTTTCCTGTTCGTTCATTCAGTCGCTCTCCATTTCGTGAATGATGTTGCTGTGTTAAACTGGGCCCATAAAGGTTGGGGGTGTCCAATGATCAGTCATGAGGTTTTTGCTTTTCTCAAAGCTTTCAGGGATGCCGGTGCCTTATCTGAGGAAACCGCCATCGTGCCGCCCGCCGGGCTGAATGAATCCTGGTTGTCCGGGCTGCTGGAGGACGGCGTCCTGGCCGAATACCGCCATATGTTCCCGCCCGCCATTCCCGGCGATATGCCCAGCTTCGAGCGCCGCTATTTCCTCACCGCCTGGGGTGTTGACCGGATGGAGGACTACCTGATAGCCAAAAAGGAGGCGCGGGCGGTAAAGCGTGACAGGATATGGACCCGTGGGATCGCCATCGTTGCGCTTCTTATTGCCTTAGCATCCCTGCTATCAGAACTGCGGTTGATACCACTGCCGAAGTTAGGGCAATAACAAAGTCCCAGTGTCTGCCCTTCCACGCCTGCTGTTGTTCCTCGGATAGCCGTTCCCAATCCTTGGGTTTGAACAGCATCCGCCGTGGCGGCTCAAAAAAATCTCTGATCTTTTCTTTCACGCCGTCTCCTCCTTCTTCTCCTGATACAGCACCCGCCACATCGTTTCCACATCCATCCCCAGGGCCCGGGCGATGCGCTCCGCCACAGCGGGGGAGGGGCGGCGGGTGCCGGATTCATAACTGGCGATGGCGCGCTGGGTAACTCCAACGCGCTTCGCAAGCACGGTCTGTGTCATTCCTTTTTCCCGTCTGATACTCCCCAGTGATTTCATTCTTCCTCCCTGATATGAACAAAGTGAGTAGGTATGACGCAAAGATACCACACTTCTTTCATGTTGTAAACCCCTTTTATGAACATTTTGGTGGTTTTTATTATGAACCAACTGTGCTAAATTGTGAACAGGTGATAACATGATCGGGAAAAGCTTGAAAAAACTAAGGAAACAGCACAATGAGACTCAGACAAAAATGGCTGAGCGGATTGGTGTAACTCAGCGCACAATCGCCAATTGGGAATCCGGAAGCAGGAATCCCGATCTTGAAATGCTCACAAAAATTTCAAAGATTTACGATGTCACCACCGACTATATCCTGGGCTTGACGGACGATCCGCAGCGGGAACAGCCCGCTACCATCGCTGCCCGGCCCACTGCCGGCATGGCGCCCATCTCGGAAGAACGCCTGCAGGAGATCATTGATGAGGCCGTTGCCGCCATCCGCGCCGAAGCGGCCAAAAACGATAAAAAGCCCAGGGAATAGCCCCTGGGCTTAATTGGACCAAAGGAGCAGCACATGACAGACTTGGCCCGTTACAGTGAAAATACCTTTGAGCGCATCAAACACTTTACCGAAGAGGGCATTGAATTCTGGTATGCCCGGGAGCTGCAGCGGGTGCTGGAGTATACAGAGTGGCGCAACTTCGAGTCCGTCATCGACAAGGCTAAGGAAGCTTGTGTTAACAGCAGTAATCAGGTGGCCGATCATTTTGTTGACGCCAACAAAACGATACCGATGCCCAAAACGGCCAGTAAGCAAATCGAGGATTACATGCTCTCCCGCTACGCTTGCTATCTCATCGTGCAGAATGGAGATCCACGCAAAGAAATCATCGCTT